TCAACAAGTTTTTGGACACGAAAAACCGGCCAGAAGCCGATTTCGCTTCTAGCCGGTACTTGTTCTTGCCACAAGGCAAGGGGCACGCGCTATTTCTTGACTACTTCAGTTCTTAACGCTCTTGTTCCAGCGTCTTGTTCTGTTCGTCTTTATAAAAAGTAGAGCATATCTGACCATTTGTCAAGTCTTTTTTACGTTTCTGCGAACTTTTCTTCAAAAATCTTTTCTTCGCCACTTTTTAAGTTGAAATCCTTTAAGCGCAGGAATATAATCAAGTGGGAGAAACAATGAAACCGTATTATTCTCATAACGGAATAACAATCTGGAACTGTGATTGCAAAGAAGTCCTACCGACTCTTCCCAAGTGCGACCTGCTACTGACAGACCCACCGTACAAGCTGGTCGCGTCTGGGGGGGGAATAGGAGCTAAACGAGAATACCTATCCTCTATAGATGGTGAGCTTGACGACGGGTTCGATACGAGTATCCTAGCGCCATTCAAGAATTGGATGGTATTCTGTGCCAAACAACAACTCTTGGAAATTCTTTCCCTTGCATCTCAAAGGCGATGGATGCTCTTGACGTGGAATAAACCGAATCCTACGCCTCTGGTCAACGCGAACTACCTTCCCGACACAGAGTATATCGTCCATTCTTTCGAGGATTCAAGTTGTCTTTTTGGAGGATACGAATCACGTAGCAGATACATTGTTTGTCCAGCAGAGCAAAACGGATGGATGGGACATCCCACAGTAAAACCCCTCTCCGTTATGCTACGGCTAGTTTCAGTCGCAAGCGGAGAGGGGCAAACAATCCTCGATCCGTTTTGTGGAAGTGGTACGACACTGGTAGCAGCCAAGAAACTAGGACGAAAAGCAATCGGTATAGAAATCCGCGAAGATTATGCAGAACTCGCAGCTAAACGTCTTTCCCAAGAAGTATTCGATTTCGGTTAGACTAAAGTTCTTTGTCTCCAAGTTTAAGAATTGTCCGTATTTGACTGGTTTTAGTCTCAGGTATTTTTTCATTTTGCTCAATGTTGATCCCTTGGATATACCCTTTGTTATATAAAACAATGAGCTTACCGTCAGTATTGGTCGCTCTCAACAGTTCGTCTACTTCCGCAACCTGAGCTGGAAGTTCGATTGTTGCTTCTGTTCTCAGCACGTCACGTTGAATTTTGATTTTGATACCCATTATTATTATCTCCTTTTCACAAGCTATGATTCTTTTACGACCGTCCTGGGTGTTCCACCTGCTCCCCCTTTGGAGGCCAATTTTGGTGACGCCTGCCCCGAAGGTGGCCGTCCCCCCGCGTGCTGTCCTGCTGGTCCTTTGCCGCCTCCTTTACCGCCCTTACCACCCTGTTCTCCACCTTCCAATACAGACGGATCAATCCCCATTTCCTTCAACTTCATGAAAGCCTTAGCCTTAGCAATAATCGCCATGACCTGCAATTCTGTTTCCTCGTTGAAGTATTTTTCCTTTTCAGTCGATCCCGGTGAATCTCCCCAGTTCGCTATGTCGATTGTTTTCATCACAGTAGACCAACTTAAAGGCGCTCCGCTGCGCTTTAATTGCAGCATCATCATCTGACGCTGCATAGCCGTGATCCTGAGTAGCGTATTCGGAACAGTGACAAGACGAAGTTTGTTCGCAAAAAACTTCGCTCTGGTCAGACGGTCGTACATCGACTTCGTTGTAGGGAATTGACCACTTAATAATTCATCTGGCAGATGGCTAGGAACCATATCGTCAGGATTGTAGTCAAACATTTCCTTCGCTATGCTGTCCGGTCCTACATATTCAATAAGCCTTGCAGCGTCAAACCATTGAGGAATAAGAGTTTTCATCCTCTCTCCTACGCGCTTATTGGCTTTTTCTATCCTCATCGCAATTCCCTTAGCGATAGGACCGATAGATTCCAGCATTTTATCTGCTGTGTCGTTGGCGATATTCATTTTCATGTTGGAAAGGTTCCCAACATCATTCAATCCAAGCTGAGCTAACTCTTTATCACCCAAGTATTTAAGGTACGTTTCATTTATTTGTGTCACTCTCACTGAATCAGGTAACAGCGATTGGAATGTCTTTGTCGGCTCTCCACCTGCAAGTCCTAGCCTTACATCAGGTTCAAAAATATCAAAATGCTCAATCTTCGCTCCACCGTTGGTATCCAAATCATACCCCATTGGAGGATTCATTCCTGCCGTAAGAACCTGATCCATCAGCCTTTCGTGCTTCCTAATCGTGTTCTCAATTGACGCGACATCCCCTACTAATGACCGTCCTAGCGGTTCCCATGCCCAATCATCCACTGTATACTGAATGACTGGTATTTTGGAGTCCCAATCGAAGGAAGTACCGTCATACATCGGCCTGTCCAGTCCTGAAGACGTAATGATGAGCCGTAGGTTAGGGTAGATTCTACAATCTTCAGGCATCGCTGGACGACTGTATGGTTTTCCATCCCTCATCCCTCCAAAAATAGGCTGTCCCATAGACGGGACTTTATAGAACCAGGACGTTCCCGGATCACCCATCTGCATCTCTTTTCCCGTAGTGTTGATCCGTATGTCTCTAATAAATGTGTATCTTATCTCTGTGTACAGGTTTCCAAAACTCCGGCTCTGTACATCCCCAACCATTCCATAACGAAACGTAGCAGCAAAATCCTGCCGCTGTGCCTGAATTAAAGTTTTGTAATTATTTCTTCCAACTGTTTGAAGTTGGCCTTGGAATAGAGGAAATTTCGCACTCGCCTCTGCAATGGGCATATAATCATAAACCGTGCAAGCATAACAATCTTGAATATCGTTTGACCAAGCAGGTATCTGGACTGGAACTACATCTAATAGCCCTAGCGCATCAAATGTCATTTCTCTTGGTCCAAATCCGTACTCTGTCGGACGAACTTTAGGCCATAAATATCCAATGCCGCAAACTGTTGCGTACTGCAAAACTTTTAGGATTTGGTAGGGAAAATCTGACTCTAAATAAACACATTTGCTTACCTTTGTAAGCATCTCTGCCATTGCTTTATAGGCAGGTACGTCTGAGCTAAACCCCGCAATTTCACGTACTTCCGCAAGGGTTTCGCAGAATTTCCGAATGTTGTATTTTAACTGATTTGTGACTAGCGTACTTTTTGTTTTATCGTTAAAAACTCCATCAAACACACGCAGATTTCTGTTGAGATTCCTATAAGCCGAGGAGCCAGATAGATAACCCTCACCTTCTGAAATACACTCTTCAATCCAGCCGATCTTTTCACTCGCAGATGCCTCCCAGTTAGGCACCTGCCACCTTACGGTTTCAAGTTTAGAAGGCACACCGCATCGCTTTCCTCCCGGTACGTGTCGCATCCTTAGATACGGCTAAACGAATCGTAAAGGAAAAACATTCGTATGTCAAGAAAAAAATAAACGGCGATCCGAAGACCGCCGCCCTTTGGTCTTAAATCATTAGCACCTTTCGTTTACACTCATTGACGGACCCATCCAAAACTATCCCCTCGACGCCCCGCCATGCCACGCCTGCGTTACTACACCGTGCCCGAACCTACCGTCCTCATCGTTCCACAACTGTCCATCCTAAACTAACGCGACCTGCCGTTCATGTCCTAGACAAACCTTTGCGTTCCTCGTCACTCCTTACCTGCGTTTCCCCGCCTCGCCACTCCAATGCGAGCCTGACCGTACCTGCGATTCCAAACACAGCCATACTCAACACAACCGCCCATTCCAACCATACCTGCCGCACCAGAACCTACTCTCTCGCTTACTCAGCCAGAGCTTTACGAATTTCCTTGATTACCAACGACAACTCTTTCAACCGTGAATATCTTTCCTCAAAACGACGCATATCCTCCTGCGCGTCTGATAAAAGTTGTGCCTTGTACTGCCGATTGGAAAGAACTGCAACGGTTTCTCTGTACCCTCCACCATCATTTTCACGATCTGGAGTAAGGCTACAAAATACACGAAATGATTGATCTTTCCCATCCACTTCGATGTACTGAATTGTTGTGCGAATCAATTGTCTCGCTTGTTGTAGACGATACTGATTTGCCGCTTCTGTATCGTCCCATGTGAACCGAGTATGCAGCGGAGAATTTATGGGACGGGCTGATTCCACCACGTCTTCTGGTTTCAGCAGCCCGTCATTCTTCGCAGCGATTGTTCGGAGTTCTGAAATAATCGCTTCTGTTGCCATTATTTCGCCTCCTCAATCTTAAACAATCCCCAACCCATACCAGCAGAAGACTTGGAATCAGGACGACCCTCACATAGTCCTACCTGTTCTCCTACGCGCATAAGGAGATTCGTCACATCGGTAAGGCTGAAAATGTCAGCGTCGAAACGAATACGGAGAACTGCCTTCCATTCATCCCACATCGGACGAATACGAATGTCGCATACGCCTGTTGCGTTTCGGACAGCCATCTTCACTGGCCTTGGCTCGCCCTCAACAATACGAACAAGAGGTGTACCCTCATCGCGGTCAAAACCATCTGCTTCAATAAAAACACTTAGCTTTCCAAGTGTCATTTTGAAGTTTACAAGGCGGCAAGCCGAGATCATCGCATTGCGAAAAGCAGACGCAGGTAGACCGCACCATCCTTCGCGGCTGATATGCTTTGCGCCTTCGTATAGGCTATCGAAATCCTTGGATTCTCGCTTCGCGCCCTTCTTTGCTTGACTGCCAGCGCGTTGCCGAGCTTCCATCTCTTCCAATGCTTTTTGTGGGAACTTGTTGATGACTAGAGGGGCTACGCCATAGATGTGAAAAACTCCAATTTGAAACTTTGGAGGCTTGATTTGAACAACCATCTGCTGTTCACTGCTGTTCGTCTTCGCTTTCACGTGTTATTCCAATATGCCTTGAATTAGCGAGTGTCGGATTTGGTTTTACGCGGTCTGTCCCAGTAAGGTGATTTGCACTCAGCGCAGCGAAGTGGCTTGTCGCCATTTACGCTACTCCATTCGTGTCCACACCTACTGCAAATCCAGATCACTACCTTCTGTAATCGCTGTGGCATATTAAAAGTATACACCTCTGGTGCGCACTGTCAAGTAAAATCTGTCAAACGTCTACTGTTTTTTTGTATATCCCGTTTCAACTCAAAAGCTCTATTACCTGCTTGCGAAACTCCTCTTCCTTTTTGAAGTTCCTATGCACTTCCCCGTCTTCTAGATGGGAGTGTCCATAAAACTTGTACGAAAGATCGTCTATGTTTTTTCGCAGTTTCGCTATTTCGTTTCTTACTTGCTTGATTTCATACATCACATCTTCAGTATCCATTTCATCTCCCATCTACCGTCCTTGTTCAAAGGCTTCCGCGTGAAGGTACGATTCCCGCTCAAACGCGGTAGGGTCTTTCCTGTTCGCGTTGTTTTCCAATGCCCTTCGCATGAACTCCCGATTGATTGGATTCCTAGCGTTTGCGTATTTCGTCCTCATCTCTGATCTGATCTCGCTTGCAAACTCATTTTCAATCGCACCACGCTCGGCCTGTTGACGATTATGATCGACCCTCTCCTGACGCCTCTGAAGTTCCGAGTACCTCTCAGCCTCGTGAACATTATTGCAAACGATTTTCTCGTATCCTCTCGGCGCAGGACAATTCTCAGGCATCCCGCTCATTACTTTTCCAGAAGAGTCACGATAAAAAACAGGTTTCCTACCCAGTTGCGCCGCCCCTCGACTCCAAGACTTCGGCCTCAGATCATACGCCATATCCGACGCTCGATTGGAAATCCTCATCCATATATAGAGGATAGCGTTTTTGAATCCTGGTCCGCGCATAGGATAATCTCTTGAAGTCATCCAATCTATACCGCACCAGTGACTCACATCTTCGATTACGTCCTTGTTCTCTAGGAAATACGTTCCGTTGTATACAAACCACTTTCCATTTTGAAACCAGCAACATTCCATCCTACCGTCATGCCAAGCAATTACCTTTTGAGCGTCCTGCGCGGGTACACGCTTCTTGACATTCACCCACCGATTAGACGCCTTCAACGCACGATCCTGTTCCTTGCGCTCTTTCTTGAGAGCTTCCATCTCCGCTTTAAGGATAGAAATGCGATCTGAAATTATTGTAGATGCCGTACTCATTGACCGTCCTCCAGTTGAAGTATCTCCGATTGACCGCTTGTTATTTCCATAGTTTCTATAGCTGGAACTCTACGAATAGTTCCGTACCCTTCGCCGTTCTCCGCTCTCTTAAATCCTAAAAGACCGCCTCCAGTTCTCGGTGCTATACGCAGGTTCTTTTCCTTGTCCCTTGCGTACATATCTTCTGTCAAGAGTTCACCTGTCGCATCATCCTTACATTCTTCCCCGCGCTCCAATGCAAGTTTACCATACGGAGTCGTCATCAGGTGCATGAAATTATCACTGAATTTCATCTTGCTGATGACTTCCAACGTCGCCGCATGACGCTCTGGATACGTCATATCCGCTGGATTTTTTCTCTTCCTCTGCCTTACCAGTTGCTCTTTATTCTCGAAATAGTCCCTATCGCTTATCCTACGCGCTCTTGATTCTGCATAACGAGGTTGAATCCTAGTCCACTGGAAACTGTCGAACTTGGACCGTTCTCCTAGTTTCTCAATATCCCGGTTGCCAAAGTAGAAGATCGGCCCCCAAGCACGATACTTAATTACCAACTCGAATTCGTCCGTACCTCTACACTGGATAGAACCACGATCCCACACTACCGTGGTCCATGGTGTCCAGAGAATGAGACAGTTCTCGTGTTCGTTGAGTCGCTTGGTGAGTTTTATAGATTTCATGCCTTGCCTCGTTTCGATAAATCACCGTATGTGAATAGTTTCCTGCCCGGTTTATCCCATTCGAGACGTGGCAATAACTCTTTTCCTACACTTGCTCTATCAAGGTTCTCCCATATCCAATCACTATAATCCGCCATACGTTTATCTGTGAGAGCCACAATATCCACTTTGCAATCCTTTAATCCTTCGCTATCGTGAATCGCACCTCTGACGTATTCTATGATGCTGTCGCCTTCTTCGCGTGTGATCGTAACCGCGCCCATTGCGTTCTTAACGCGCTCGTATATCGGAGTTCCTGGTACATCAATCTTAATTTCGCTCATCTGTCTCCTTTGTGTCTCTTTCTCTTTTTTCTCTTGAAACTCTACACGGATTCTTTCTTCTGCCTCTTTCAAGGACTTCTCATCGTGATAGTATAGAGGCTCATCCATCGGGTCTGGAGAGAAAGCATATCCACCGCCACTTTCATCGACTGGGTGATTCAAACCTATCTCCTCATCAACGAGTTAATTCCGTCTCGCGTCCCTTGATGCGCCCGATTGTACGGAGTTAGCAATTCGCGGTCTGGCACAAAACCATCGTTTTCTTTCCTAGGATTATTCGTCAAATCAACGATGTGTCCGCCGTCAGCACCGTACTTATACACACGGTCGTAATCGCTCTGTTCCTGCACTATCTCAGATGGTTTAGCCGCTATCTCTACAGGCTCGTCACTACGATTCCTGTCGTTCCACCACTGGATGATTCCCATTGTTCCTCCCCGCTACAAAATCTGCAAACCGCAAAAGCATTGCCGCCTCTTGCTCTAGCTTTGCAGCGATCCGTATCTGAATACGATTGCTTTTTTCTTCCTCTGTCCTGCT